AAGCAGACCAAGGCGGAGCTGATACAGCAGTTCACTGATGCAGGGCTGACAGGCATCAAAGACAGCGCAGGGCGTGAGTGGAGGCTGGATACCTACGCAGAGATGGTGGCCAGAACTACCACGGCAGAGGCCGCGAATGCAGGCATCATGAACCAGCTCAAGGGCTACGGCCACGACCTGGTGAAAATGTCGCAGCATCGTGCAACCTGCCCGATCTGCGCCCCATACGAGGGCCGGGTGTATTCCATGACCGGCAAAACCGAGGGTTATCCCAGGCTGGACCAAGTGCCTGGGTTTGATATGGGGTATATGAACTTTCACCCGAACTGTCGGCACGTTGTGGCCGCTTACCTGCCCGAATGGGACAAGGACGCAGACGGCACCAAGGAGCGCAGCAACGCGCCCTTCGCCGACAACCGCAGCGAAGCTGACAAGCAGGCATACGCGCGGGAGCAGAAGCAGAATGTGCTTCGCCGAGAGCGCAAGCGGCTAGAGGAGCAGGTTGCCACGCTGCCCAAAGACTCTGACGAATACGCCAAGGCGCGGGAGAAGCTGCGCGATGTGAGGGGCCAGCAGCAGGCATTGGGCTCCGAGGAGCGCAAGTGGCGTCAGCAGGCGGCGGCGGAGAACCGTGTTTATTACGCGCAGAGAGACGCAGGAAAGAATCCCGCGTTCCCAGGGAGCAAGTGACGGAGGACAGATGGACTACCAGGAACCGCAGGATATATCGACTGACCTGTTTGTTGCAACCGGCATTCCGATGCTCATCCGCCGCGTGCAGCTTCTCTGTGGCCTGGACGAGCTGACCGCGCGGCGCGTGGTGTGTGCGATGGTGCGAAAGTGGGAGCTGAAATGAGAGGCAGGGCATGGGCGCGTCACCAACGGGAGCGAATCATCAAGCAGCGCAAGCGCTGGTGGCCCTGGTTTCAGGTGCCTGGGAAGTTGGCCAAGTGGAACGGCACATGCGGTTGCGGCCTGTGCCGATATGACCGATGGGCGGCGCGCCAGCGCGAACGTCGGCGAGCCTGGGCGGTTGTGCAGCAAGAGATTGACTTGGCATATGAGGAGCTTACCGCCTGCTAGGGCGGTGTGTTTGTTTGGGGAGGATTGAATGACTGACACCACCATTCCCGGCGTGGGCCCGGATGCACCGCCCTGCACCAACGAGCGCGGGGGGCAAGCAGTCAGCCACGCCGTATCGCTTCGACCTGATCGATGCGCGGGCCATGTTCAGGCTGGCCGAGATCACCGGCTATGGCGCGTCCAAGTACGGCGCAGATAACTGGCGCAAGCTCGACATTGAGGACAACATCAACCACGCGATCCAGCACCTGTATGCATATCTCGCCGGTGACAGGCAGGATGACCACCTGGCGCATGCGCTATGCAGGTGCTTGTTTGCCACGGCGCAGGATGAGAGGTGACACATGGGCTTTACACATGAGCAGATCGAGCGGGCAATTGAAGTGTGGCAGAAGCGGCTACGGCTGCAGGACTGGACATTTCAAACCCGGTGGGATGAAGTGCCCGACCTCGAAGGCGCCCTTGCCGATGTAGCGCAAGTGCCGGGGCGTAAGTTGGCGCGGTTGCGCTTTGCTCCCGATCAGGTTGCCAGGGGCGATGCCGCTGACGTATCGGAGACCATCGCCCATGAGTTGCTGCACATTGTGCTCGAACCAATGGGCGACGTACTGGAGCTAACGTTAGAGGGCGCGAGCAATGAGCGCATAATCCTTATGCAGCGGGCGTGGAACAATGCTCTGGAGCTGGCCACCGACGCACTGGCAAAGGCATTCGCAGCGGCTTGTGGCCCACCGGACTGCCTGCTGGAAACAGACGACGCAGAGGCCGAACCCCTGCGGGTGACGGAGTAGGGCATGGTAGGAGCAGCATTCTGGGGGTTCTTCGCCTACACGAACCTGCGGCACTTTGCAGAAGCAGGCTACCTGTGGAACCTGTTCTGGGGCGTGATCTTCGCAGGTGCAGCACTGGAGAACCTGCGGGAATCCGCAAGAGCGGAAAGAGATTGACGGCTTATCCCCGGCGCGCTTTCGGGCGCGCTTTGTCATGCCACGGCGGTTTAGCCGGATACGGGCGACGGCCCTTAAACGGGAGGTAGATCATGGCAGATACAGAGACCAAGGCGACGACACCGGAGCAGGCGCCCGAACAGGCATCTGCTACGCCGAACGTGCCGGACAGC